AGATAAGGAAGTGCTAGGCCGTTTTGACATTTTTGACTCAGCATTTATTGTCCGTAATACTTGGGGCGGCGTTGATCGGTATCGAAATCTACCTACGTTACATACAAAAATGAAAGAGGCTTCTGTGCGTAAATCACAGAAGGACCCTTACGTAGCACCATACCTTCCTGAGTCGATCCACAAAGATCCTATTCTTGTGTACTTTGATCGTAAAACAGCAAAGCTATATAAAAAGATTGCAGACGATTTAGTTATGGATCTAGACAACGCTACAGCTTTGTTTGGCGGATCGTTCAATATACTTTCTCATTACGGTATTCAAGGGTCTCAAGGCAGCAAAGCTGACGAAGTACGTGGTGCAATTATGGCTAAGGTAGGAGCACTCAAGATGTTGTGCTCACACCCACAGCTACTGGTTAAGAGCGCTGATAAGTTTAAGTCTTTAAGTGGAGAAGGATCTCAGTACGCATTTGAACTACAAGACGAAGGACTGTTGGATAATATAACTTCAGCTCCTAAATTAACTGCTTTAACTGAGTACGTAAAAGACTTCTTATCACAGCGAGAGGATAACAAAGTTGTTATTTTTGCTACCTATATTGATATGGTTGATATGATTGAGGAAGCATTAGGAAAAGATATCTGCGTCACATATACTGGTAAATTAGACGCTAAAACCAAAGAGGAGAATAAAATTGTTTTCAACACTGACCCTAACATCCGTGTCCTTATCAGCAGTGATGCTGGGGGCTATGGCGTGGATCTTCCTGCCGCTAATTTGCTGGTTAATTATGACCTACCCTGGTCGTCGGGGCTCGCAATTCAACGAAACGGACGCATCAAACGAGCCTCCAGTACCTGGGAAACAATAGTAATCCAAGATATTCTTGTGACAGGGTCTATAGAGTCTCGTCAACATCAAGCTTTAAGTCAGAAAAACCTTGTAGCTAATGCAGTTATTGACGGCGAGGGTATTGACGATAAAGGTGGAGTAGATCTTACGCTAGGAACACTTAGGGCATTTATTATTAATTCATCTGTGTAAGTGTCTATTTGAACTCTGGTCAATTATGTGCTAGGGTGGAAGTAATGTTAGACAAAACCAAACGTCTGACCACCGCCATAGCGCTTCTTACTAGCTTGCTAGTATCGCTACCTATGGCCCAGGGTCAGGCTAACGCTAATGCGAAACAGTGCAAGACACAAGCCGCGTCCAGGTCGTACACTCGTGTACCTTACGCTTCACCCACTTATAACAAAAGACTAGCCCATGCAACTATGGCGGCTAGATATGATTGGTGCGGTTCTCAATACAAATGTCTAGAGACACTATGGAACCACGAAAGCGGTTGGCGGGTTAACGCCCACAACTCTTCTTCAGGTGCTCACGGTATCCCACAGGCTCTTCCAGGAAATAAAATGGGCAAGGGTTGGTGGTCCAGCCCAGAAACCCAGATCAACTGGGGCCTAAGGTATATCAAGAAACGGTATGGAACTCCTTGCGGAGCTTTATCGTTCTGGAACTCTCACCACTGGTACTAGAATAGGAGTATCGGGGCAGGATGGTTTCGACTAAGCATTAAAACCGCACGTCGGTAGTGCTTAGGACCAGGGTTCGATTCCCTGCTGCTCCACTAGCCCTCTTAGCTCAATGGATAGAGCGCATCGTTTCTACCGATCAGGTTGGGGGTTCGAGTCCCTCAGAGGGCACTAAAAAGGTATAATTATAGTATGGCTAATTCAAATCCTGCCCGAGCTATCCGTGTGGATGACGAGCTTTGGGCTGCTGTTCAGGCACAAGCTAAAGCTGACGGAATTACCGTGACTAGCATAGTTATCAACGCCTTTTATGATTATTTAAAGGGTGCTCAAGTTGCGTCAAAAGATGTGATAGAGTAAACTCTCAATCGAGAGGAGTTGATCTTATGAACTTAGAAGAGATCACAGATTATGTACGACAGAACGCCGTACTAAAAGACCGAATGGAAGAGCTTACATCACTTCAATCAGAAGTTAAAAAGGTTCTTAAGCAAGGTATTGAAGAGCTTGGTGAAGCTGATGACCGAGGGCATATCGTTGTAGAAGTTAATGACGAAGTGTCGGGCATCAAACGCGTTATGCAACAGCGTCGTGTTACTAAAGCGTTAGACATCGATGCGGCAGAGGATATACTCAAAGAGCGTGGCATCCACGAAACATGTGTTACGATGGTTCCCGTACTTGACGAAGATGCGATCATGGCTGCATACTATGATGGTAAGATAACTGAAGAAGATATTGACAAGATGTTCCCGTCCAAGATTACTTGGGCACTAGTGATGTCAAAGAGTTAATATGGAAGATTTTATCGACGAGACTTTTGCCTCGCTTGATGCATACTACCCAGGTAGTAAACGCAAGCGTAAAGTGAAAGAAGAAAAACCTAAGGTAGAATTACCTACATGGTCCGCTCGTGGATACGTAAAGATTATCAATGGTAAAGAGGTAGAATTTTTTACCATTGGTGCCTTAGCAGATGCACTGGGAAGGCCAATCATTACAATCCGTTATTGGATTGAACATGGTTACCTTCCGACATCTACATACAAGATGCCTAGCGTCGTAGATAAAAACGGTGACACCCGCCAGGGTCGTTGGTTGTATACTCGTGATATGATCGATACAGCTGTTGATATATTCAACAGTGCTGGACTATTCGAAGAAGTTCGCATAGACTGGCAAAAGAACCAGAAAGTCACAAGAGACATTTCTGAGGCTTGGACTAAACTCCTAGCAAACCAAAACAATGAAAATACTGCATATTAAGGAATGATAAGAATGGCCGTTAACCGTTCAATTGAAAACGAAGACTTCTCAGTAGCCGATAACTTCGGTGAAGACTTCGATGTAAACGCTCGCCCTACCCAGGCAACGAGCACTACAACTGCTGTTGGTTCAGGTTGGGATGCCGCTGAAAAGCTGCACACACCAACTGGCGACTTCCCAGTTGACTTCAAACACAGTGAAGAGATTCAGATTATCAAGTTCATTGATAAAGATGGTCCCTTTGCTTCTTACAAGATGCACTTCTTGACCAACAAGATTGGCAAAAAGTCATACGTCTGCCTTAAGACAAATGGTGCCGAGTGCCCGCTATGTTCCGTGCTTAATCACAAGCCAGAAGATAAGCGTGGGTTTACAATCGTTAACCTGAGTGCTGAAGGTGGCCCACAGCGTCAGATCTTGACCGCCACACCTCGGTTGTATAAGACTCTTCACGCCGCTCATTTCTCCCCTCAAGGTCCTCTTGACAAGAACTACTGGGCATTAAGTCGCAGTGGTGTCAAGCAGACCACCGTGTATCATCTGAACGCGGTAAAGGCCCGCGATCTAAACGAGGACTGGAACCTTGACGAAAAAGCTTCTGAAGCTTTTGTAGCAAGTACCGAATCATACGATCGTTCCGTGGTCCGCGAGAACTCATACGCTGAGCTTCTTGAGATCGCACAGGAATTGGCCTAACACATAGACTGCCCCTAGCTACAGGTTCCCCCCTTTGCCTGTAGCTAGGGGCTTTTAGGGGACTAACATGAATATTATTACTACAGTTGACCAACTGAATGAAATGGTCGAATATTATTTAACTCAAGATGCTTTTGCATTTGACGTAGAAACAGTTGGAGATAACCGTGGTCTCACGCCTATTAACGAAGTGCTATGGATTACTTTCGCGACACATGGCCGTTGTGATGTTGTCCCTATGGGTCATCCTAATGGTGATTTTGTTGAAGAGCGATTCCCGCTAACCTCTCAAGGTGAAAAGCGTGTAGAAGCTGGGTTGACTCCACGAGCTAGCGATTACTCACGCGATAAGAAAAAAGCTACAAAGCTATTTGGTGCCCCACCTGCTCAGCTACACCCTGCTGAAGTGTTCACGGCGATCAAACCCTTAATGTTTAACACAGATATACTTACTGTTGGGCATAACTTACTATTTGATATCACATCCATAACTAAGTACTACGGTGGCGAGATCCCATCAGCTCCATACTTTGATACTATGGTTGCTTCTTTTGTACTTGACAACCGTAATAAGAACAAGTGTGGCCTTGATGCTTGTCTAAAGCGAGAGTTTGGCTACGAAATGGTTAAAGGTGTCGGAAAGGAAGTTGAAGTCTATTCCTTTGATGAAGTAGCCAAGTATGCTTACCTTGATGCTAAGTACACGTTCCTACTGTGGAAGTCTTTACGCCAGAAGCTTGAAGACAGTCATCTTACATCTATATTCACACTAGAGATGCAGGTACTTGAAGTACTGTGCTCTATGAAACTAGCTGGTGCACCTATTGACGTAGAGTCTTTGGAGGGCTTGGATGCTCAGCTACGTTTAGATATTGAAGCTGCCAGGGCAGAGATATTTCGTATTGCACAGACTCCATTCAACATTAACTCCAATGGAGAGAAGCAATACATTTTGTACGGACCTAAGGACGAAGGTTGCCGTGGGCTTACTCCAAAGATGCTTACCACCGCTGGCCAGAAACGTGCCGATCAGGATTTAGAGTTAACATATTCTGACTACTCAGTATCAGCAGAAGCTTTAGAGCATTACCGAGAAAAAGATGAATTAGTAGCAGCTCTTCTTAAGTACTCAGACCTTAACAAGTTAAGCACCACCTATGTAGTTCCTTACTTAGGCGGAGAAGTTGTTCGTACCACAGGAGGTAAAGAAAAGCGTGAGCAAAAAGAGAGTCTTCTTATTAACGGTCGTATCCATTGCGACTTCGTTCAGCATGGCGCGGAAACGGGTCGCTTCAGTAGTCGCAACCCAAATCTTCAAAATGTACCTGCGCCTCACACTCCGCACGGAAAGGCCATTCGCAACCTCTTCTACGCCCCCGATGGGTTCAAGCTGGTGGTCGCGGATTATTCACAGATTGAGCCACGTGTTATTGCGTCTATGGCTAAAGATCCGATCATGGTAAAAAACTACCTTGATGGCGGTGACATATACACTACGGTAGGTGACACTATGGGTGTAGACCGTAAAGCTGGTAAGGTGCTTGTACTTGCTATGGCATACGGCGTAGGCCCAGATAAGATTGCTCGCTCTATTGGCTGTACCATAACTGAGGCTCGGGAGTTGTTATCCAACTTCTCGTCAAAGTTTTCGTCAGTTAGTTCGTACCGATCAAAGATCATTGGTGCTACCAAAGCTAACACCCCACCTCACGTAGTGACAGTGCTTGGTCGTAAGCGTTATCTACCAGAGATCTTATCCCGCGATCCGTTCACACGTTCAGCTGCAGAGCGCCAGGCTTTTAATACTCGTATCCAAGGATCAGCTGCTGACATCATTAAGCTGGCTATGGTTCGGGCGCATAAATCCCTTCCAGAGGGTGCTAGACTTATCCTTACTGTTCACGATGAGTTAGTTACTTTGACTCCTGATGACAAGGTTGACGAAACTGTGGACGCTATCCGAGAAGCTATGGAGGGAATTAAATTGTTAGACGTGCCTCTTATAGCAGATATTAAAACTGTAGACCGTTGGGGTGAAGCAAAATGAGTTCTAATTGGTGGTCACAACGCTTAAACGGTCAGGTGCCTAGTGCGCCTGCACCTTTACCGCCTATGGCACCTCCGCAGCCTGTGTACAACCCTGTACCACAGCAGCCTGTGCCTCAAGAAGCACCGCGATTACCGCAGAGTGCTATGACAGCTTCTCGCTGTCCTGGGTGTGGAAGCGGTAATTACGGATCAGTGACTCCCGAGGCTAAAGCTCGGTGTTACGACTGTGGTTACCCTATTCAACAGTCAGGTAGTGGAGTAGGTACAGGTATCACACAGCCTGGTGGATCAGGACCTGCTCAGCCAGCACGTCAACTTAATACATCAAATAATTTTAACCCAGGAACAATCATTGGAAGGATTGAATAATGAAACCTAATGCTGATTTACTTCAGGCTATTAATAAACTGAACAAGAAGCACGGGGATAACATGATTGTCCTAGGGTCAGAGATACGAGAAGATATTATGGGGAGAATGACCAGTGGGTCACTCTCCCTTGATGTTATTCTAGGCGGTGGATTCCCTATGAATCAGTGGCATGAGATCATTGGCGAGGCGTCTAACGGTAAGACCGCTCTTGCCCTTAAGACTGTTGCCGCTAACCAGAAGCGCGACCCAGAGTTCACTACGGTATGGGTAGCTGCAGAGTCTTGGGTACCTTCTTACGCTCAAATGTGTGGCGTGGACCTATCTAGAGTATATGTAGTAGCGACTAACATTATGGAAGAAGCTTACGAAGCAGTTATAGATATGGTAGAGACCAAAGCTGTTGACTGCATTGTTCTAGACTCACTCCCAGCTCTTGTTCCTATCACAGAAGACGAGAAGAACATGGATGAAGCTACTGTTGGTAAGGGAGCCTTGCTAACTGCTAAGTTCTTTCGCAAAATTGGAGCATCTGCACGTCGATCACTTGTTGAGTATGAACGTCCTTTTATCGGTCTCATTATTAACCAGTACCGTATGAAGATTGGCGTTATGTATGGTGATCCCCGCACTACTCCAGGTGGAGAGGCAAAGAACTATGCTTTCTTTACACGCCTTGAAGTAAAGCGTGACGAGTGGATCGAAGAGGGCAAGGGTCAGGAAAAGCACAAGGTAGGTCAGACTATTCGAGTACGCAGCCTTAAGAATAAGACTGCACCTCCTTCTCAAGTAGCCTACATTGACTTCTACTTTGATAACGGCGAGCATTGCTTTGCAGGAGATTTTGACTTTGCTAAAGAGATTGTAGCCCTTGGTATTCTTAATAAAATCATCACTAGAGCAGGTGCTTACTACAGCTACGGTGATCGTAAATGGCAGGGCTCCGATGCTGTGGTAAAATCTATTAGAGAAGAATTAGATCTTAAAGAATCTTTAGAGAAAGATGTACGGGAAGCCGTAGTAGCTAGCTCTAAAGAAGTTAAGGAAATAACTAATGAGATCTGAGGGCCAAAAGCAATCAAAAAAGCATGAAGATAGATTGGCTAAAGCAATAGGAGGCAGCAGAGTTGCTGCCTCTGGCGCTTTTTGGAGCCGTAAAGGTGACGTCAGGTCTAGTGATTTATTGATAGAACACAAGTGGACAGGGAAGAAGCAAGTGACCGTTAAATCAGATGTTTTAGAGAAGATCACTAAAGAAGCTATCTTAGATGGCCGAATGCCTGTACTTGGTTTTCACCTTAATGGTAAAGACTATGTCATGCTAGATGAGAATGACTTCCTAGAACAGCAACAGAAGCTGCAGGAGTGTCAGTGCGAGATCCCCTCGACATAGAGAATTGGCGAGCAGAAGCCAAGTGCATGGGAATGGATACCG